GTATGAGGGCCATAAACTGTTCCTTATGGCGGCCTGCGAGTGACCAAGCTTCAGCTATACACTCACCCATAGTGAGGATGGCTTCATATGATTGTGTGGTCTCCCAGGCGTCGCCATCTGCGGAGTGACACTCATAATGACTCAGCAGAGTGGCCAACTTGTTCATGCCCCCTTTTAAAGGGCCTAATCCAAGTGCAGACCAGAAGTTGCCAGATGGTGAACGCTTACTTTCAGCCAAAAATTGACTGAAAATATCGCCTGCAAGCATTTTTGATGCAACGACTCGAACAACAGAGTCACAAAAAATAACACGAGCCTTGTCTTTCTTTTCGGCAAGGCGTATTTCGCCATTTTTTGCGTTCATAGTAAGAATCTCATGTTTTTCTTCAGGTGTTGCTAGCTTGAGAAGATAGTCGGCAACCAGTTCACCAAGCTTAGGATCTGCTAATGCCTCGCCTTTATTGTGCCAGATATTATCATATGGGTAGCCTGCACTTGTGGTTGGGTCTACATCGTCGCAGGCTTCGCTGTATGTCCACATACGTGCTTTTGAGGCAACAGCCTTTCGGAGTAATTCCACTAGCAAAACCGTCGAATGCTGCATGTTAGGCAGCTCAGGATGGAAACGGGTGGTATAACGAAATTTGTCGGCTGCTATCCGCAAATTTTCTTCTGTCAAAACATTAGGACAGAACTGTTGTTTGATGGCAGGTGGGGGATTAACAGCACAAAACTCAACATAACGAGGCTCCGACATGCGTGGCTTGCGTGCTTGACTATGCCTCAGAGTGGACATAGTGGCATGTTTAAACTTGGGATCATACTCTTTCACCCAACCAATTTGATTGTGACGTATCATAGTGGATATGGTGCCGTTAGTGGGGGCATATCCATACTCTAATTGCCGGGGTACAGTGCCTGGTGAAGCAATGGGTTTCTTGAGCTCCTTGATGCGTAATTCCGCCTTGCGAGCATGTTCCAAGAGTATAGACGCAGGAACACCAGCATTGTCTACCTGGTTCCCAATATGCATCATGACTACTTCGTTAGTACTAGCTCGTATTATAGGACAACCACTATCACCATGGTCTGTATCAACAGTATGTTTGAAGAGACGCTCACCCTCATTCATTTGTACGAGCTCTTGTGTAGCTTGCCCGAAAGACCATTCTTTCAGTTTTATGGCATTGTCCGCGATGCGTGGAGCAAAAACCATGGCTTGCTTGGTTTCAACCAACTTGAAAGGTTTAACGCCTGGACAATGTGCCACAGGGGCGGAAAGAATGGCCACATCATCAACGTCATCGGAAACATAAAGCACCTCAGCTGGGGCTATCTGTGTGCCATCAGCCGAGAAAAGTTTAACCTTCTGGCCAACTTGATGTTCGAGGGGCAGAAGCTCAATATGTGGCGCGCCTGGCTTGGGAATGGTCAGCCCATGCCTGGCCGTCACGAGTATTTGGGCGTTCATGGTGGGACTAAGGGTGTAGAAAGCGGTGAACACTTTAGGTTTATCCTTCACAGCAACAGTTCCCTGGATGTAAAAAATGCCTTTATTCCATTCTTCCCGCTTGTTCTGCGTGCCAGCATTAACTAAAGCCTCTCGCAGGCCGCGTGAAATGTTATCTCTAAGATAGGGAACATTTTCGCGACCTGCCAAAGCATACATCAAACCTTCAAAAGCCGGGTCTTGACGAATAAGGTCTTTCATCTCAGCTTGTGCCTCATGAACATCCATGGGGCCACCATACTGCATATCGTCAAGGAGCTCTAAAACTTTAAAAGTCGCCATGGCGCCGCCAGGGCGTTTGGATTCGTAATAATCCTCATCCCAAGCGTCAAAATTGCCTGAACGGCGGGCATTTCGATATTCAATGAAGTCATCCCAGGCCAAATCAACTTCGCTTTCATCTATGCGGAACTTCTTACCCTTGTAAGAGACTTCAATGTCAGCCGGAAGGCCACCGCGACGTGAAAAACGGTTAGACTCCCGTTTGCCTTCTGAAAAGACGCGGCAGCGCCAACGGGATGTGTTATTGGTAGCGGTGCCTTTGCGTCGTTGACGCTGGGTGCTACGAGATTCCCGCTTCTCGACTTCAGGGATGGGGGTAGAGTCGGTTGCTTTATAGGCGGCATAGGCCAAGGTGGTTGTGGCCACAGCTACAGCCACCGCCTTGACTATATTGCGTGTAGTGAATAAAGCATGAGCAGAATCTTTCCATTTCTTGCCAGTAGAATCCCACCAGCGCTGTAGACGTGCAAAACGTGGGCGTTTGGGCGGCTTATAACAGTGATGGCACGAATCTGAACCAGGCACAACAAGCGAACCCATCATGACTTTACACGAAAAGGTCTCGAACGCCTCGCCTTTGTTCATAGCTGCCAATGAAACAATGCGATGTTGTTTGTAGGCGAGAGCTGTGTGAGCTCCACAGAAATGCTTAATACCAAGAGGGATGCCTTTGTGAACACGCGCCATAGGGTGCTTTTCATCATAAACTGAACGCACAACAACCTGAG